GCAGATGGCGACGAAGACTGTGACTACCGAGAAGAATCAGTTGAACGATTCGTGGGGGCTAACTCAATAATTGAACACCTCCAAACCACGCTTGACGCATACACTTACGCACATCCAGAATGACCTGCAGATCACTACGCAAAGATATAATTGGCTCCCTTATCGCTGTAAGCGAAGGGATGATTCAAAAAGCACGCTTGAACGTCGAGGTTTACTTACATAACCCTGTAGGTATTGGCGAGCACCCTGATGTTCTTGCTGCTGTTCAAGACCAGTTAGATGTAATCGCTCACGAAGAAGAACGCATTCAAGTTCTTACTAAATATTTCTCTGAACATAAGCACGCTGAATGACACAGAAAGAGAAAGAAGAGCTTATATTTGATATAGCTCAGCAACGAGTTGGTCAGTTATCACACGCAGGTATATTTGCTATGGCAGTAGACCAAATGTGTAGCTTACTAAAGCGTGAACCAGAAGAAGAGTTGGTCAAATTATCAACTCGATTTGTCAAAACAAAAAATAAAAAGAAAAAGGTTACAGGATTTTAATGGAACCAGCTGTTTATTTGCTTCTTATTGGTGAGCTAAATGGTTGTTATCAGCATTTACGAAAGCTGAATCAACCAGCTGACTTAGAAGTCATTCAACAAATGATCGTTAAGTACAACAAATTATATTTCAAAACTAAGAGAGCACATGTCAAAAACCAAAGCGAATGTAATCGAAGCTAGAGGTGTGATTGTTCGTGAAGATGGCAATGGATATTTCCGTGTCGAACTTGACGAACCTAAAGAACACGTCTGTCTCTGTCGTGCATCTGGAAAATTGATTACAAGAAAAATTCAACTCCTAGTAGGCGACAAAGTTACTGTTGAACTGTCTCCCTTTGATCTAGAGCGAGGCAGGATTACACTCCGCGAAAAATGAACAACACAGAATTAAACTGGTATAACTGCATAACACCAATGGACCTGCAACATCAAGCACAAGAGTTTCGTCACTCTTATCGAGTCAAGAATGACCCGCTTCAGCGCAACATGCAGCTTGCACTAATCCAGGAAGAGCACCGCGAATTTATTGAGGCACACCTCAAGCAAATGGATTACGACGGCGCACAAGCTGACTGTCTCAAAGAGCTAGCTGACCTGGTTTATGTCTGCTTTCAATATGCAGAAAACATGGATTGGGACTTACTTGAAGCCCTTCACAGAGTTCATAAAAGCAATATGTCCAAACTGGGCGATGACGGTAACCCTATTCGTCGAGAAGACGGAAAGATTCTGAAAGGCCCTAACTACAAACCCCCTTTTTTAGACGACTTGACACGCACTGAATTAACACTGGAGAACTATGAGCACTGATGTAATTGCACGCACTGGGCGTGTACAAAATTGGATTGATGATCCATCTAGTCGCCTCCCTGTCAGCTGCACAGTTTTTGTGGTGGATGACAGCATGGAGGGACCAAACGGAATCGAGGCCAGCTGGCGCTACGTGAGTCACGGATTGCGCTTCGGAGCGGGGGTTGCTGTCCATCTATCTAACTTGCGTGCAGCTGGTGCAGATAACGGCAAAGGACTTGTGGCTTCTGGCCCTTGTTCCTTTGGCAAAATCTATTCCTGCCTGAACGAGCAGCTACGTAGAGGTGGTGTCTACAAAAACGGAGCCGTAGTGCTTCACCTCGATTTGAACCATAAGGACATCCTTGAGTTCGTAAATTTGCCTAGGCATGAAATCCCTTGGGCTAAGCGCTGCGTCAATCTGTCCAACGTTATGTGGGACATGGCTAAGCCTGCTGTCAAAGATGCAATCCTCAAAGGCATTGCTCGTGGTGACATCTGGCTAGCCAAGATTCGGCATGACCAGAAAGGTGAGCGTATCTATGCGAACGTCTGCCTTGAGGTCTTCCTTAAGTCACGTGGGACTTGTTTGCTAGAACATATCAATCTGGGTGCCTGTCGTCCTGAAGATTTACCAGCAGCATTCATCTCTGGTATGTCTGAGCTGATTGAACTTCACGCTAAGACTGGCGTTGAAAAGACTGGAGAATATCTCCCGCAATCAGAAGACAGGCAGGTCGGTTTAGGTATGCTCGGTCTCGCTAACTTACTAGCACTAGAGAAGGTTACCTATGCAGAATTCGGTGAAGCTTTAACCGCTCACTTGTATCCTGAAGGTGATTACATTACGACTCCAGAAGCTCGTAAGATAGTTAGAGAACTTCAACTAGGCATTGACTCAGCAGCAGCACTTGCTGGAAGAGCCAAGATGGATAGATGCTTTGCTATCGCTCCAACTGCCTCATGTAGCTACCGTTACACAGACCGAGCTGGCTATACTACAGCCCCCGAAATTGCACCGCCAATCGGGCGCACAGTAGATAGGGACAGCTCTACCTTTGGTGTCGAAACTTTTGATTACGGTGAAGTTGAAACAGCTGACTCTGTTGGCTGGGACAATTACAAACAAGTAGTTGACGGCATCATGGAAATGCTCAAGCGCACTGGCTTAGCGCATGGATATTCATTCAACTCTTGGAGTGACGTAGTTCAATACGACGACTCCTTTGTTGATACCTGGCTTGCCTCACCGCAGACATCTCTGTATTACAGCTTGCAAGTTATGCAGAACACGCAAGCAAAAGATGATGCTCTTGCTGCATTAGACGGTGACTTCGGAACTATGTTCGGCTTCAACGATGGAGACGATGACGAAGATGGCATCATCAACATTTTTAATGACCCAGCAGCCTGTGTTGGTTGCGCTGAATAAACCTTATACATTCAAACAAATGAAAGCAGAAACTCCCTACATCCACCTACATGAGCGCAAGCGTACCTGGACTCCAGTCCAAGTATCTGCTGGTCAGCTACTTGATGGTGGCGAAGAAGTTATTCAACGAGCACTAGCACTCCGTTGTCTTGAAATCCCCGTAGGTGACTTTATTAGCCAAGCTATGAAAGGTGACTTACCTGATGTTAAGGGCTGCAAGGAGTTGCTTGCTTCCAATGTTGTTGATGAAGAAAACCATGATATTGCCCTTAATTACGCAGCTGCTGCACATGGAGTCTCCCCTCAGTTTGAGAAGGAAGCTGCGCACATTTGTAAGACCTGGCTTGAGCTGGACCGCCATCCTGTTCTCAAAGCTGTGGTACTTGAGAGATCAGTGTTCTTCGTCTTACTGCCCATCTTCCGACGATTGGGAGATACAGGATTGCGTACAACATCAGCTGACATCAGCCGAGACGAGCAGACCCATGTCGCAGCAAACACACTTGTCTGCGAATCACTTGGTCTTAAGTCTGACAAAACCCTCAATAACCTTAGGCGAGCTACGGTTGCTTGGTGCCTTCAATCCCTCAAAGGGGAAGCGGAACATAAGCATTTGTCGTCTAACTTCTGGCTGGCAAATTCAGATTCGCTCTATTCCATAGGAAAAGCGGAAGGGTTAGCAGACACAAGAGCTAGCCGTATGCCAGCCTTTTTCGAAACCGCTAATCAAAACCTACCTCAATACGCATAAATGCCTCCTCTTGAATTCACTATCAAAGAAAAGAATAAAATTCAAATTGTAGAACAAGAGATTGTTCCAGACACATTCGATGACTCCCACTTACCATCTGATTGCCATATCGTTACTTACATTGTTGATGGCACTACTGCTTATGATGTAGTTCGTGCCTACACAATGGTAGATATCTTTGATGCTTACTACGATAAGCTCAAGGGTGTTGGCGAAGTACTAAAGATTAAGTCTGGCTACGGAACTATCCGTCCAAACTTATATGGCAAAATCAAATCAGAAGACTAATGGAAACGTTCGGATCAACTCAATACTATGCAGCACAATTTGCTGACATCATTGCTGACCTTCAGCACGACACTCCAGGAAGGAGTGACAACTTGATTGCGGGATTTAAGCTAGCCATTGATGACTGGCGTAAGTATCACGTCAATCAAATACTGGAACTAGACAGAATAGACGAAAAACTAAATGACTAAAACTGAATACATTGACAAGCTTATGGCTATTGTCAAAGACAAGGCAGAGCAGTGCACTGTCAAACAATTAAGAGTACTCATTAATTCCTACAAGTAATGCATCAAGCTAAACTGGTATGGGTAACACCCGACGCCGAAAAACTTATCGGCAAAATTGCAAGAGTATCTAACCCAGCTAACGAAGACAATCCAAATGTTGACAAACTCCTTCGATATCTCATCAAGCACAAGCACTGGAGCCCATTCGAAATGGCAAGCATGTGCGTCGAGATTGAGACTACTAGAGCTATTAGTCCGCAAATCCTTAGACATAGGTCCTTTAGCTTTCAAGAGTTCTCCCAAAGGTACGCTGTAGCTACTGCAGTTGATATACCCCAACTCCGAAAACAAGATACAAAGAACCGACAAAATTCTACAGATGACTTAGATCACGACTACAAGCAAATTCTTGATCGTCAGATTGAACAACACTTCAATTCAGCACAGAATTTGTATCAGCATATGCTTGACTGTGGTGTGGCTAAGGAATGTGCTCGTGCAGTGCTCCCACTGAATACTGTCACCCGACTATATATGTCAGGCACAATCCGCAGCTGGCTTCATTACATTGACTTGCGCGGTGATAACGGAACACAGCGAGAACATATGTCAATTGCTCGTAGTGTTGGTGAAATTCTTGACACTGAATTACCTACTATTGCTCGCGCAATGTGGGGATAGATTCTATAGTAGAGACTGACAAATATATGCAGTCTATAAATGAACTTTATTGCAGCAACTGTTGAACTCAAATCCTTTATCGCTGATCCCATTAATGCTTATGGGCTCGACTATCGCGGCGCTGATGCTGCTGTGCCCTCTGGCAATAGTGCTGGAGAGGTCAAGCTTCGGCTCCTCTGCTACGACCGAGAGGGAGGAAAGCTCACAGCATTCACTGATTGGAAGCCTGGAACTCGCGCACTGATCACAGGCAACATTGTCTTTAGTGATGACACCAAGCAACCTCTTGATTTGATTATCACTACGATCGAAACCAATGTCCCACAGGATATGTATTGCAATCAAGTAGTTCTAGGTAATGCTTTCTTTGGTTCTGATGAAATTCGTGAACGAAAGAACAATCAAATCGCCGTAAAGATTGGAACAACACTTGACGAATCTGAAGTAACCACCTGGCTATACCTTGAAACACATGAATCACGTAAGAAGAAAATCACTAATAGGATCCGCAAGGGACGTGCTATCTGCGTCCAAGGCTACCTCCGCGAATATCGGAAAGACGATTCTGACTCTCCCTATAGGGCCATTGTCGCGTCTGATTTCTCTACTCGAAAGGAGCAGCGCAAGACTGGACGGAATCCACAGACGAACGGCAGTGCGGCTGGCTATGCGGAAGTTGACCCCACGCCCGATTACTAATGGGCCAAGGTTGATACCACCATATTGGTGGGAAGCGCCTATCTATTTAAGCGAAGACCCGAACGAACCATTCTGGTATTGACTACAGCCGGCTAACGCCGGCCTTTTCTTTTGTGCAATTATTAGGTCACATTTTCCATTAGTATCTCTTACATTTGTATAGTCACTAATGTATTAATATGACCTTACAAGTCTTGCCTCCTGAACTTACAGAGGCACCAAAAGATAGAATTGAAACTAAAGAAGCCCAGCCTTACTGGAAACCTAGCTCACTTAAAGATGGTGACTCCGAAGAGTTCCGTCTTCTCGGATGTTATGAAACAGGTCACGCAATTGTTGGCTGGCAATATGCAGCGGAAGCCGCAGGGAGTGATGGCAACCTTCGCTTTAATGGCTACGTCGTTTCTCGCACTCATCCAGGTCAGCCTGCTGATTTGGCTCGTGAGACTGATTGGAGTAAGCCAGACCGACCAAAGATTGACGGGACTTATGTCAAGCCTCGTCGCTTCCTTGCGTGGGTTGCAACTAGTGCAGCTCGTGGTCGCCTGGAAGTTATGTTCATTGAACAAAAATCTTTGCGTGACCAACTAACTGAAATCCTTCAAGAGATTGAAGACTATACATGGACTGAAGATGGACTTGCGAATTTCTCGATTAAAATCAGTCGCAAGGGTACGGGCCTCGAAACTTCATACAGTATCCTTCCGAAGGTACGTAAAGTTCCGGAAAAAATTATTAAAGAATGGGAGACCACACGAGATAGTATTTGGCTCCCCAACTTCTTTGAAGGAAAGGATCCTTTTGATGGTCGTGCAACTGACGAAAAAGGTCTCCCAGCTGGTGGACAAGATAAGCGGGGCGCTGTAGTTGCACCTACAGTTGCTACCAAAAAAGTAGAAGAAGACAACACTGAATTTTAAAACAATGACTAACGCACTAGAAAATTTACCGCCAGAAATGCAAGCACGTCTTGCACAAATCATGGCAGGAGCACAAGCAACAGGACAAGCAACCGTTCCTACTGAACCAGTTCGACCTTTAGCACCTGCTGCACCACCAGCGCCAGCACACCAAGCAATTATTAAACCACCTTCACTGATGGATCACTTGATTGCTTTGCGTGGCGAAGTTGCCGAGATGAGAAACGAAATTGCAAACTTGAACTCTCAAGTTACAGCTAACTCTAATGTTGTTGAGGCAGTCGGACAAGCGACTGGACAGCTGTATCAAATGTTTCAGCAGTCACCCCAGCAAAATGCTTCAAGCGAAACGTTTAGTCAAGGCTTCTCGCAGTCGGTAGATACTACAGATTACTGATGGCGAGAGCTGACAAAGCACAAGATGCTGCTTATCAAAAGCGGTATCTTGCTGACCCAGCGAAGAGAGCTCGTCATGACGCAACAGTAGCTCGCAACAGGATTCTGAATTCAAAATTTAGAAGAAACTTGCTTTCAGAATTCAGTTGCACGCTTTGCGGGATAGACGACCCGGACCTTATCGATTGGCACCATGTCAATCCTAAAGAGAAACTTTTTGACATTAAAGGTTCTCTTGCCAGAAGTCACGACCTCTGGTGGAACGAAGTTCTCAAGTGCATCCCTGTATGTGCCTTATGTCATCGCAAGATTCACAAAAATAAACTATGCCTGATAAACCCTTCCGCATTCAAACTAGTGCAGGACACCGAAAATACTTATGTTCTGGTCTCTATTTGCCCTCAGTGACTACAGTTCTATCAGGAACTGAGTCAGAGAAATCCAAAGCAGGTCTAAGAATCTGGCAAGAAAAAAACCCAGGTGCATTACAAGCTGCTGCTACAAGAGGCACAGCTATTCACCAATGCTGTGAAGATTACTTACGTGGTATTGATGTTAAATGTCCTGAACTTTACACACCTTTCTGGGATGGAATGGCTCAATACCTTGATTGGTTTGATACAATTCACTGGAGTGAACGACCACTCCGACCAGACTGGAATCACTTACGCAGTGACGATAGAGAGGTTGCATATGTATGGAGCACAGAACATCGATATGCCGGATGTCCCGACCTCATTGGTGAGATCGGTGGAGTCAAAGTAATTGCTGATTTCAAAACCAGCAATGGAGTTTACTCAGCTCAAGCACCTGACAGGGGAGACCGTGTTGGTTACGGCGGCTGGCGTAAGTTCCAGAAGTGCGCTCAACAGATGGGAGCATATCGTTATGCCCTCAACGAGCGTGTCGGCTTCAAGTGTGATGTTGCATTAATCATCGTGACTACTGAAGAAACCACTCAAGGGATCTTCATTGACGGTGACCAGTTGGATCTATATGAATCCCGCTTCTTGAAACGAGCAAAAATGTTTCACGACTTAAACCCTGAAGATGACGATAATGAAACTAAGGATTGCAGTCAACAAGAACTGCAAGAACAAAGAGACACAGCCAGCTCATGACTGGCAAAACATAGAAGAAAGCCTTGAGTGGCTACAGGGTTGGGTGTCTGCTGGCTACGGCTGGTGCTCAACTCATTTTGCTGATCGTCATCGTCGTGCTGACAATGCTGTCGGCAGCAACTTAGTTGTTGTAGATATTGATGGCGACACTACCCTTGGTAGATTTTGGCAAACTGATACTGCACGTAACTGGTGCGTTGCTACCTACACATCTGCTAGTCATACAGAAGAAGAGAACCGCTTTCGGGCACTCTTTCCACTAAGCAAGATGCTCGAATCAGTGGGGCAGCACAAAGGTGCTTACTGGTTAGTCGTCAATCGATTAATCGCTGACCTTAGCTTTGACACTCTCAAAGATAACTGCGGTCAGAAACGTGAGCGGCTTTGGTATGGCAACACTAATGCAGTCTGGACACTAAATTCAGGAGCTGAAGTCCCGTCATTTTTACTAGATGACATTGACTATGAAGACGTCACAGATTTTGTGGCAGCCGAAGTCAGTGATCGAGACATCAAACGTTGTCAGTGGCTACTCAGTAACTACCTGACACCTTCAGAAGATGGTGAATATGAAAGTTACTATGTACCTGTTATGGCTGCTTGCGCGGCTATGGGACAACCTCTGTTTGATAGTTGGGTTGATTGGGTTCTCCGTGGTCATCATGGTGAGAAACCTGAAAACATTTTACCTTTCAAATGGCGAGGTCTCGGTAACTACTCTGGTCCTGCTAAATTATATTCGCTTGCTAAAAAGCAAAGCAGTAACTGGACATCACAGTTACCGCCTGAACTTCGGTTTGGTGCTGCAGGATCAGCAGTCGGTTATACCGAGTTTGATGACCTGCCGAACTTTGATGAAGTTATTAATACCTTGGAGACAACTGTGGAACCTGAATTTGAACCTATACCTGATGCATCACAAGCAAAGAAAACAAAAAGTGGTCGTCCTAAAAAGTCCAGCAGCGATGCTGCTAAGGAACGTGAGGATGACGTTAACAAAGTCAAAGAGATCTTATCGCTATTGCGGAAGAATCAACTGACTGGTGCCATTGAATATACAGACGCTACCGGCAAGACAATTGAGCTTGAAGGTAACGACCTTGATTTGATGACTACAAAAATGGCTTGCGAGCACGGAATTTTTATTCCGGAAATGCGTATCAAGTCAGCTATTCAATATGCAGCAGGCAAGAATCGATACTGTCCTATTAGACGGTATCTTGATAATTGCTCTGCTCATGCAATTCCCCATAAGGACTGGAATAGTATTGGTGAAATTTTTCTAGGCAATAAACACAATTTATCTACCCTCGCCATGCAGAGGATGATGATTGGTGCTGTTGCTCGTGCTTATAGCCCTGGCTGTTCTATGTCTTGGCTACCCATTCTTGTGGGTGCACAAGGTGTAGGTAAGTCAATGTTTAGTCGTAGCCTTGTGCCCGATAAACTGTTTGCCGAAGTCAGCACTCCATTGGAGACGCTGATGAAAGAACAGTATCGATTGCATGTTGCTTGGTTACTAGAGCTTCCAGAAATTGATCACTTCTTCCAAGCACGCAATATTGAAAACTTTAAGAATCTAATTACCACTAGATGCGACGAAGTTCGTAGACCTTATGCTAGTCTTCCAGAGCGACTTCTTCGTCGCTTTGTTATGATTGGCACTACCAATCGTAACCAGTTTCTTGTAGATAGTACAGGCAACAGACGCTTCGTCCCACTGGAGATTGGAGCTAACTTCCTTATTCCTTGGAAGCAGCTAGCAGAAGAGCGTGACAGCCTATGGGCTTCAGCTGTGCAAGCATTCCGTGCCGGTGAATCATATGAATTCAACAGCGGTGAAATTGCACAGATTGCTGAATACATTCAAGAGTTTGGAGATCCAGATCCTTGGACGGAAAAGATTAGCAGCTTCTGTTCTGTTAAAGAAGAAGTAACTGCGGCTGAAGTATTGACCCAAGCTTTGGACTTAGATCCAAGGCAGCAGGGTAGACGCGAAGCTCGTCGTGTTGCAGATGTTCTGCAAACACTAAACTGGCGTCGTCTCAATACATCACGCAGAGACTCAGTTACTAAAAAAGTTAAGTCTGTTCGTCTTTGGGTTCGCCCCTCAGATGATCCATTAACTGATGACCATATTCTCAACGACTTTTAATTAAAATGAATACAAAAGATATCCAGATCGGACTTCGGGTCCGTGTGTCTACTAATGATAAGACTGCACTTATTGTTGGCAGACCTGAGTATTACACTCCACGGACTAAGTTAGTTCGCATCAAGTATGAAAATAGTACTCGCTATGAATACACAATTAATACTTTGATTGAACCTCTCTCAGCCGAACAGCAGTACCCAGCACTGGGTGGCACTCACGTTAAACCTAAAGGAGCCTTTTAATATGGCAGAAGCACAGCCCAGCAAACGAAGAGGAGGCCATACCTATGGCAGACGTAACCTTCAAATTTCTAATACAGCTGAAGAAGGTGAACTGTGTATTTACAGCGGTCACTCCCTAGGGAGATTTTCCTCACACTCATTGCGTTACGACAGTCATCAAGCTTGCGTTCGCTGTGTTGGCTCTGCAAGAGAAGGAATGCTTTCCTTCGATATTGATAGACTGCTAAAGAAGTATAGAGCTAAGGCTCTTAAGTTCTGGTCCCAAGTAGATATTGGTAACCCAGATGAATGTTGGGATTGGCATGGCACTATTAACCCCCGAACGAAACAACCTCAATTTGCGTGGCGTCGTCCGGGCATCAGTACTTCCACACAGCATCACCCTCAGCGGGTTGCTATGTGGTTTTCTTGGGGTGATCTTGGATTTACCGGTGTTAAAACTACTTGTGGTAATAAGTATTGCTGTAATCCTTTTCACCTTATTCCGCAACATATTGGAGTCTTTGTAGATCAAGATAGCTATATGGATTCCTTTGAGCTTGCTTGTCAACTACATACACTCAAGCAACAAATTCAAGAATATGTAATGGAGGAAGCTCTAAAGGAGCAAGCCAAAATGGATGAGTCTGCTGATATCGATGCACGAGCAGCATTACTACTTGATCCTTCTACTGACTTTGGAGCTAGATTTGAAGCAGTCATGTCTGACATGGTTGCGGGTAATCACATCTCTCAAGTCCAACCTTCTGACCCTGGTAAATATCGTGCTCCAACGGATATCGAGGAGAATGATGATAACCCCACAGAAGAATTTTAATTAGAATATCATTACAAAAGAGTCATTAAATTATGTCACGTCGTTCCGATTTACTTGAACAACTTCTTCAATCTGACAAGTGGGGAGAAGAAAAAGAACAGGAGCAAAAGTTCCTTGCAGCTACTGCTGAGTTGATTCTTACAGACCTTATTAACATCGCAATGAACGGTGTTGAAGCGCGGGGTGCTGGCACGCTTGTATTGAATTTGCAGAATGATTCCACTACTTATATGAGTGGATCTGATATCGAAGGAGATATTCTTGTTGCTGAAAGTGAGAGAGACCAAGACGTTCTGGAGTTCTTACGCAAGTTGATGGAAGAGATTGATGAAAATGACTGGTCTAAAAACGTTTTAATTACATTGATCAGTGATGCTGGAACAAGAACATTTAGTGTCGAAGCAGGTGGGAGCCAAGAAAGCTTCCGAGCGGTCACAGCAGAATTTAGCGGATAAGTTAAAGGCTTCTGGAATCAAACTTCCGTTATACCCGACACCACAAATTATTGAAAGAGCACGAGCGGTTATGGGGTCTATTGATTATGACCCTACTTCTGACCCTGTTCAGCAAGTTCTAGTTGATGCGACTTCTGTCCCATCTCTAGAAATCAATCCGCTTCAAGAGCATTGGCATGGCAACGTCTTTGTCGCACCTAAGGGTGCTGTCAGAACTACTCGCATCTGGCTTAATAAAACCATTGACGAGTATCGTAACCATCACATTGATAGCTTTGTATTTTTTACTAACGCAAGTGAAATCATGCGAGCAGGCCCTGCTCTACTTGACTATCCTTTCTGTATTCCGTTTAAGCGAGTTAAGCAACTAAGAGCAACTGCCACAGGTTTTGAACCTATCTGCCCTTCTGCTTGGAACATTCTTGTCTATGGGCCACCTGTAGAAGTTGCCGTCAGTGCAATTGACAAAGTCACTCTGTTTTATAACACCTTTCGAGATATAGGCCGCGTCTGTCTCAATGAGTATGCAGGAGATTCTTGGCAACGAGATCTTGACTATTACAACGAGACACGAGGGAATGTGTAATGTCCAAGCATCTCTCACCAGACGTTTTCTTTGATCTGCCTTCAGGTAACCGTGTCCATCCTTGGAGACTTATACATCGGGATGGAACCATCATGTGGAAGCACGCCTTGTGGCATCCAAATGGGTTTACATATGTTCCAAGTGAACTAGCACATGAATCGCACATTATTAAAACAGCACAGCGTTTGGAAGAGCTGAACTGTTGGGCATCGCAAGGGCTTGAACCCTGGGAATTTCTGCAACCAAGCAGTTGGTATTGTATTGACCACGAGCTAGAGCCCTTTCAAAAAGGATATGCTTGTATTTTTAATCACACATCAATCAGTACTGACCTAATACTAAAAACCCTTGCACCGCACATTCAAGATCACGAGGAGCTTAAAGAATGCGAGCAAGGTATTTATTTTCAGCGTTGCTAGCCGGCTAACGCCGGCCATTTGATTATTCGAATTCGATGAATTTCGTGATCAGACGATCCAGATACCAGCGTGCTTTCTTCGCATCCTCTGCTGGATTGTCCTTATTCCAAATTCGCAGAAGATACTTCAGTGCCTGCGCTTGAAGTAGACCTTGAGCTGGTGTGGGTGCATCCTGTATTGCATCTTCAATAATATCAATTGCTTCTTGACGACCTCGTGTGTAGTGTGATGGATGATTGACACGATCATCTTTGAATGTCGTTTCAATGCTATCCCTAAAACTCACTTCCCAATTGTCGTACATATTGAATTGATCTTTAAATTCCTTGTAATCCATATGCCTCATTATCTAGCAGACTCTCTTACTATAGATACGACAGTTTAAATATGTGAGATATGGCTACTTTTAAATCTGATCCGACTTTTATACCTAATAAAGAAAGATACTTTATGGATATTGCAAAGCAAGTCTCCGCAGCATCTAACCATCCAATCTCAAAAGGTGGTTGCATTATCGTCCGTGATCGTGAGATAGTTGGTGATGGAAGAAGTTGCTTAGCTGATTGCAAAGTCGAAATTGACTGCGTAACATACGCTATAGCTACTGCTTGCAAACGAGGAACACCAATCACAGGAGCTGTGGTATATACCACCCGATACCCATACTCTGCATCTATATTTCAGTTGTATTTAATGGGTATTAAAAAAGTTGTCGTCTTAGCTCATGAGTGGGAGCCTTACTATAAAGACGAATTTAGACGTGCTGCACGATTAGCACGCGAACTAGCCATATCAATTGAACCTATATTTGAAGACGAAGATGAAAGATTCTCAACAAACAACCAAGCCCCGCGCTTCGACGATCGGGAAGATCAGTTCGAAAACAAAGACCTCTATACGTATTGCCCGGCAACAGAAGATGGTATCAGCCCTGAAAAATATGACGAACAAATCAATGACTCAAACGACCCTACTATTTGACTTGGAATCTACTGGCCTACTGCGTCGTGGTAGCCAGCTGCACTGCATTGTTGCTCGTGATACTAATGCAATTGACGAACCTATCGTGTGGGACGCACCACGCGGCAACTTAGATGAAGGTGTCGAGCAACTTAAACGTGCAGACATTCTTATCGGACATAACATTGCAGGCTTTGATGTCCCACTTATCAAGGAGCTGTATGACTTTGAACCGCAAGGTGTCCTTATCGATACTCTCGTTCTGTCACGACTGTTCTACCCACATATTGCAGACCGTGACTTCGAACGTCGCCCCATCGGTATGCCACAAAAACTCTATGGCCGTCATAGCCTAGAGGCATGGGGCTACCGACTCAAGTGCTTCAAAGGTGACTTTGGTAAGCACGAAGCTGCTTGGGATGTATATACACCTGAGATGCTTGATTACTGTATTCAAGATACAGAAGTAACCGTAAAACTATATGAGCTGATGCTCCGGAGAATGAATGACTATGCCTAAGAAAGATGCACCGCTGACTATTGAAGAAGTCGTTGAGGCTTCTGATATTTTCTTCCCACTCTTTAACGAAGTCTCCTCTCGTATGCCTAAGGGCGCTCAAGTAGAAGACACACTGAAAGTAATGGAAAGCATTGCCAAGTTGGCACAGAAAGAACGCGCTAAGAAACGCGAAGAAAAGACTAAAGAAAAATTTGGGTTTAATAAAAATGACAAAGAAGGTTCACTTCAATCACAGGAAGAAGACGATACTAGTGACTGACAGACTGACGCCTGTTCAGTTTCACGGATGGATGCTGAGGAAATTACAGACTGATTATCCGAACTATCAACTAATTGAGGAATACAAAAATGCTTGACTGTGTAAATCTTGAGATGCGTATGGCTGAGATTATGTCTCAGCAAGAAGCTTCTGGTTTTAGATTTGATGTAGCCGCAGCAGAGCGTGTCCGTGCTGAACTCAACCAAGAGGTCTCAGACTTACAAGCTAAAATTCAGACACGTTTTATTTACGTGCCTGGCAAAGTCTTCACACCTAAACGTAAGAATGGCACAAAAGGACATGTTGCAGGCGCACCATTTACCAAGCTGCTTGAGTTCAACCCTACTTCTAGATTGCACATTGCTTGGGCACTGCAGAACTTCCGTCAAGCACGCTTCACCAAGCTGACTGCTACAGGCAAACCTCAAGTCGATGAGGCCTCACTATCTGAGATGCGAGACGTTGCACTGCAGCAAGGCAATACACTCCTACAAGAAGAGTGTGAGATGTTTATCCGACTGCTTACTCTTCAGAAGTGGCTAGGTCAGTTGTCTGAAGGAGCTAACTCCTGGTTCAATACTATTCACGAGGACGGCTGTATTCATCACAGCTGCACACTCTCAACTGTGACTGGCAGAAACGCGCATCGGGGTCCCAACCTGGGGCAGGTCGTAAGTGCTCCTTGGGCACGGCAGCTATTCATTCCACACAGCGGCCATGTAATGGTGGGGGCTGACTTAGAAGGCCTCGAACTTCGGGCGCTTGGGCACTACCTATCCGTCTTTGATGAAGGAGCCTTCGCTGATGTTGTCGTCAATGGTGATATTCACCAACAGAATGCTGACCGTGTTGGCTGCACACGTAAAGAGGTCAAAACCATCACGTATGCGTTCATATACGGTGCAGGTGACGTGAAGCTAGGCCATAGTCTTCACCCTGAATACTCTGACGGACAGAAGAAGCAACTAGGCCAGGAGCTGCGTCGTAAGTTCCTTGACGCTATCCCAGGTCTTGAGCCACTGATTGAAGCAGTCAAGCAGAAAGTTCGCTCTACCGGACGTCTGCGTGGGCTAGACGGTAGGCCTATCTTCTGTAAAGCAGAACACGCTTCACTGAACTACCTACTGCAAAGCTGCGGCGCGATTCTGAGCAAGAGATTCGTAGTTGTTGGACAAGATTTACTAGACCAAGCAGGTCTTGTGTATGACCACGACTACACCCGCTGCGCCTACGTGCATGATGAAGTTCAACTCTCAGTCATACCCCAAGAAGTTGATAGGGTAAAAGAGCTTTTAGTAAATGCTGCGCCTATTGCTGGTCAGTATTACAAGTTCCGTGTGCCTATCACTGCTGCTGCAGACAGTGGCCCTAACTGGGCCGCAACTCATTAGATATAATATTATCTATGAATGAGAAGTTAGTCACACTTACATGCGATGAGCGTTCAATACGAGCGCTCTCTTTTGCTGTAAATTTTACTTTAGAGAAATGGACAGGGCAAGGAGAAGCTGATCAAGAACTTTTACTAGCGCTTAAGCCTTACCTACATGGATGTGTACTTGAGTTTATGTTTGACTTAGAGTAATAACTTCTTCTTCTCCTGGTTTCATTGCTTCACTAATACCCACACCGCTGCCTAAACCTAGAAGTGCTAAAAGCGCACTATCGTTAAATTCTTTATTCCGCTGTCTTTCAAATTCGCGCACACTCTCTCCTATCGTCTCTTGGTTTGTATCTATTACTTGCTGCATCGCTTCATCTTTGTATGCTTGTACTTGAGGATTAGTAGCTGATGGAGTTAGAGGTGTATCTAATACAGGGTCTCTCATTGGAGCGTCCATGCTTACTGTAGGCCTAACAACAGGGTCAGCGGCTCGTTGTGCGGTATCCCCTAAGCCATAGTATGCACGCATTTCAGCAGCTATTTTATCCTGCAAGTCTAAGGTCTCTCTTCTGCCTGTCATACCAAAATGGTCATAGGCTTCTCTTGCTTCTGGATTTGGATTTAACTCTGCTCTGTAATAGTCCCCTCCCTTAGCATCAATCAGTCTAAGTAAGTCAGCTTCCTCAAGACCACCCCCGAGTGCATTTGCTTGCTTCCTTGCTACATACTTTTCTGTTTCTGCATTTCTATTTCTTTTATATGCCATTATAGATATTTAAAAGTAATCTCATACTATTCTATTGAATTTACTAGAATAATTATGCATCTGAAGAAGAGCAGCGTCAGGGTGCACACTTAGGTTTCAGAGATTTCTGCTGCTTCTCTCTGTGTAATTATTCTTCCCTGCCTCTTTTATGTGGGGAAGTCCCTGTTAAAATATAAATACGTTCATCTCAACATATAGTTAAGACGCAAGTACCGCAAGATTGGCGGGAAGGAACGGGAAACTACACCTCACTATGGAGTTTCCAATGACTAAAATCGAAGTACGTGCTATCGAGAATGCACGCAATAACATCGCACGAGCTCAAAAAGAGTTACGGCGACTTGAAAATAGTGAGATTATTCTCACATATCGTGGCTGCTGTTACGCCAAATAATTAACTGTACGTCCTCCCTAACGGGAGGTCTTTTTTTGCTCTTTTATAACATATAATATTTAGAGCGATAAGTATTAATCGCTATACATATGACTACCATTATTATGAAATCTATTATTGCAGTAGCAGCTTTGTCTGCTCTATCAGCTCCCTCCTTTGCTGGACCATACGTCAATACTGAGAATAATTCTTCTTGGGTTGGTGGCGAGTTTGGTGGTGCTGTGACCGAAGTCCATGCTGGATATGAAATCGAAGCCGGTGAAAACGCTACAATTTATGTGGCGGCTGGTCCTGCTTTTATCTCAATCGAAGATGAAGATCTAAGCACTGAAGTCTCCGGAAAACTTGGTATTGTTGCAGATGTCACAGACTCATTCGAACTGTACGGAGAAGTTGCATTCCTCACAGAAGATCAAGAGTTTGACATGGATACCGTCTCATTGGGTACCAAGGTTGGTGCTACCTTCCGCTTCTGATAAATAACTAACAAGGGTCTCCTAACGGAGGCTCTTTTTTTATGTTTAGCTGTAGATATCGTACATATTATTTTCTAAGTCAGGTCGGTTACTTCTAGCTGTAGCGTTTTCCCGACCAATTTCCCTGTATCGTTCTTGCTGCATTCCAATGCCAGGAGATATCCCACCTGTACCTGGTGTCTGTGTTGTTGTTTTCTCTTGACGTTTAGCGTTATATGCCATGTTACCTTGATATGCACGAGCACGTTTTAAAGCTGATACTTGCTCTTTGTATCCACCACCCTTTTGAAAGTCATGCTTATCTTGATCAGATAGACGCCTTAAATCTACTTGATCTGTTCTAGTATTTGCCACTATTTTATTTTCTTGTTTCCTTAATTATACGCGCTCTCTTTAGGCTCAGGTTCTGCAAAGAAGCAGGTGATCCATTCTGAATCTCTCTCTAGTAATTCATCAGGCATAGCATGTTCAAGCATTGTGATTGCTGCGAGTTGATGAGGCTCTTTGTAAGCTTTAAATATTTTTAGTAGGCTAATCTTCCTCACTGTACGCCAACTGCTTCTTGAAGTGTCCTGACAGCTTTAGCCACTGGTGAAATTGTTGCCATCATCTTCTTGAGAGTTTCTTTATCGATAGCTTCTATAGCTGCCTCTACTTTCTCAATTCTTGCTTCCGCCAATAACAGTTTCTCTTCTTGTTTCTTTTGACTTACTTGATTGAATTTAAGGTTAATCAATACAGCCAATATAGGTCCAATTGCGTATTCAATCATTATCATCTTATTAACTATTGGTAGTCTAGTAGATATTACATAAGTGCGAGACCATCATTATCTATATCATCATCTTCATACCCTACATCATCGATGCTTGATGGTAGCGTGTCATCCTGCATTGTAAGTAGGTCAATAAAAGTCTCTTCCGAAATGATCTCTGGTAAGCCGTTCTGCATCTCATCTACTTTGAACAAGATTCCATTCGTCATCAACATCTGCTGAACCCCATTTTTTTGCTCCATTCGAGCTCGAAGTAAACGAACGACTGTCTTCTCTAAGGCAGGTCTGCTCATTCGTGTTGCTTCGTATCTTGCTCGTTGTAATGCAAACCGTTGTTCGATTGTTAGTTGTTCGTTCATCATAATCCTCAATGTCTAATCTTTTGTTAGCAATCCATTCTTCAATTAGTTCTTCTGCAACGTCCGAGTAAAACTCTTGTCGTTGATACCAGGGTAGCCATAATTCACTACCTTTGGCGTGGTTACATTCTCGGCAAGCAGGAACTAAGTTAGACCTCAAGTCCTCACCACCCTTACACTTTGGCCTTAAGTGATCTATTGTTGTTGCTCTTTTACATCTGCAGTAAGCACATAATCCTCCAAAAGCGTATCGAATTGTTTGTTTGAACTGTCGCTTGGCGGAGCCTTTGTTAAGGCATCGGAGGTCGAACATAAGTTCCCCCCAATCTTCTGCGTATCCCATAGAGTTCTTATTAGGAACTTGCAATCAGTCTAACTACTTAGTGAATCGTTTCCGCATTTCACCACCTAGTAGTGTCTCACCTTCTAATATTTCTGTAAATTCAAACTTCTCTTCGGGTTCTACTTCTATCTCGGATATTACTTTCTCTATTTCTGCATCAAGCTTTTTCGGAAGAGTTGCATGAAACTTCCGTGCATTTACCCAGCGCCTGACTCGTTCTTCAGGACTTAGAGTATCAAATTGAAATATCCATTGACCGTCGTCAGGGATGTTTAGATCTTTTTTCTAGGTTTAACCGTGTTGACTGCTGTCAAGAACAATTGAACAATAGAATTGTCCTTGTATGGACTTAGTGCAATGATTTCGCTTAGTGCAGCAATGATAATCCAGAATGCTGCTGACTCTAATACTGCCATTTTTTTAGTTACTATTACTCTTCTATTCTATATACCACGCTAACCACTCTAAACCGCGCTATTTTCTATAAACCTATTCCTCTATCTCTACTTACTAAAGTATTTATTATGCAGTTTATAAGGAGTAGTGTGGTTACTGTGGTTTTGTAGTTAGCTGCTTAGCGCCTGCGCACCAGGCACAGAATGAATCAGTTCCCATCCAATGCCATCTACCATTTAATTCATATTTAACATTTAGTTGACGTGCTGCTACATAGTTGTTCAGCCAAGTTAAGCATTGAGGTGTGATTCGTTCTCCCATTTCTGAAACTGATAGATAGACGCCTCCTCTGTCACCATCTTCGCATTCTTCAAAGTCTTTC